AATGTTTTTGGCAATAGGCTCTTGCTTTGATTTGATAATACATAAATCAATATTACAGGTAAAACATATGTTCTGCCTATCCAAATATTACATATTATTGTATAATCTTGTATAAAATGGAGGTGTTAAAAATGGACAAATCACCTTATCCAATCGGGAGCTTTTGTGATAACTACGATGTAAAATTAGTAATGCGGATGCACGAATCTAGTATGAAACGAGCAGAAACTATACCGCCTGAGACTGTGAGCAATCCAAGCGATCAAAGCGTTATCCGCAACCTATTAGACGCAAATAATAAATACATCTCAGCACTGTCTGAAGTGCAAAACACCAACAATCTATACCTTAAAGAAATACATAGGCTTAATCAAGAAGTAAGTAAGCTGCAAACTACTATCTCTCATATGTGCGGAAAACATAATTAATGGTATCTATGCAGTGGGCTCGGCGTCTAACTCTACATATGTTCCAACTATGAAATTAATATATCCAGAGGTCAGTCCGTGCGCTGTTTTTGATGCCAACACTCGGCCCGACACATCCGAAGCCTGCGTGGTTGAAAATGTAAAATCAGTGACATAGGTATTGCTTGCATCAAAGATGCTCGGCACACCAACAACATTCACGCTCGGTATTCCTACCATTTGTTCGAAGGAAATATTAAATGATATTTTATTCGCCTCAATTAAAAATGAGTTTAAAATTGCCCTTTGATATATTCGTTTGTAATATCTGCGACATATTGTAAGTTCTTCTTCTTCAGGCCTCGATGCAAATGGATTTGATACATCCCCTGCCTCAAGTTTTATATATTGTATTACATGCTCCAGATTGTCTCGGAAAACTAATGCTATCGAAGCATATGTAGTAGATACTGCACCGCTCCATTCCAGTCGTAAAGTTGTATCTGAGCCTCCTTTAAGGTTTATACCGGATCCTGCATGTATAAAAGCAAAATTTCCTTGATATATTACATCATCAACCGAAATTGTATACGATACCCTCTTGTTGAGTATGTATTTGTTGTAATAGCTATTAACTTTAATTCTTTGTGAAATTGACCTAAAATCACCGCTGGAATACGAAACCGGCACGCTTAAATTAACTCCTTCTGTAACTTGTGACAGAGTGAAATTTTGAGAAGCACCCATGAACCACCTGTCTAGACAAAATCGTGCATTCGAAGTAAATGTGGTCCCTCTTTGAGATATCTTAAAATCCGGATTATCAATGAAGCCGTTATTAGAAATATCTTTTCTGATATCGTTTGTTGCTCTATTTATGCTATCATTACCAATGTCAACAACATTTCCAACTATATTATAAATTGATGCACCGCCGTTATATGCATTATAGTAGCATAAGAGAGTAATATTGTTTTTGTCTCTTGCCATGGCAGGATATCCAAAATCTCCAGTCGGAACCCCTGTGGCTATTCTTGTTTTTGCACCGAATACACCGATTTTTGCATTCGCCTCAGATGTTATATAGTAGTTAAGACTCCCGTAACCATCTGACTCCGCAAACCTTGTGCCGACCACCAGCTCCACCATTTTACTCAGCGGATTGTATATCATAGTTGCATTATTGCTATGCATCCCTACATTGATTTCTGATAGAGTTCCCCAAGTCGTACCATTGTCTAAACTTATGGTAAATAGTGCCTTGATTTCGGTTCCACTCGCCACTGCATTTCTTACGAGCGCAATTATGGTACCTTCAGACAATTCGCACATTGAGCCTTCCATTGGTGTATAAGTTCCATGTGCAATTGTAACTGAACTCCAAGTAAGAGCGTTATCATCACTGTAGTATATATAATTTTGATTGCTGATGTCTCTGCTCCAAACCAATATTCTGCCAGTTTGAGTAACTAAAAAACCGAATAGTTCCTGAGATATTATGGCGTTCCCACCAATCAAGAAATCTCTACTTATCCACGTAATACCTTTATCGGTGCTTTCATAAATGTATATCCGACCTGATATTGCAGGAGCCGGATCATCGTGACCAATAAACGAGATATATTTACCGTTAGGTAAAATACCGCAAGCATGAGTTTTTCTATTGTAACTTGCGTCATGCTCTGCAACTAAAAACGGCTCAGAAAACTCCTTGTACCTAGTTTTTTTGCGCATATATACATTTCTTACATTTGCTACGTGGACATCGCCACTGTTATATAGCAAAACAAATTCATCGGTTTCCGCATCATAAAATAGATTACCGGTGCACCACGATTCATACGGATTAAGATTGTCAAATGATTTTGTTGAGCTTGAAAAGAATGTGCGCTTATTCAGATACATAGCTCCATCGTCTGATACTCCAATATCTCCTGCCTTTACAATTCCAGCCGTGTCTATATCTGCTATATTGGTTTTTGACATCAGGGCTGCAATATTGTTCAAAATATTGGTTAATTCACCCGGATCGTTATCTAAGTCCGCAATTAACTGCAATAATGCTGAGTAAGCTGCAGGGGAACTGTTGAGCAGCTCTTGCAATTCTTCTTCTGATACTACAGTTTTTACGTTTCCCGGAGCAACGCAATACCTCATTGTGCCATCGCCTGGAAATGCAATCTCTGCTTCTAGCATTTTATTTGGGTCAAATATGCCTGGCTTCCTTCTATTTCGTATTGCCATCTAATCGCCTCCTTTATTCTGACGGATCATAGCCAAAATGACTAATCATAAAGTTTGTTATATGTGTCATTTTGCTTTGCAGCACTGCTATATTTGTTAATATGGGCTGTCCATTTACATATATGTTTGCGTTATCATAAGCGCCGTCTTTAACTACAGATATATTAATCAAAGGGTGGTCGTTAGAGTCGTATGTTACATTTATAAACGCCCTCTCTGTATCTCCTGTATTATTTGACTGTAACCAAAATCCATCATCAGACATCCAGAGTTTATTAATGTAACCGTTAGGACTAGTTTTTTGCAATCCTAAACCAGTTATATCCATTCCGGCTATTGTTCCAGAGCTTGCTTCTATTTCACCTTCTATCACAACGTTGCTTGCGGTTAATTTCCCGTCTGCATCAACCGAAAAATTATCTCCAACAGTAAACGAGGTAAGTACATTTATCCACTCCGCATTAATACCAATTGCGGTAAGCACATTAACTAGCATATTCCCATTGGTGTCTACTCCCCACGTGATTCCGTGGTCGGTACTGATAGATAACCCACCGCTATTGATTGTCCAAACCACGGAGGACTCTGCGATGGTTGGCTGATTGTGCATGTAATATTTATAAGATCCATCCGGTTGTAACTCTTGGGATTTGTGTAACCCATATCCATAGGTGATAAGATTTGTAAGCTGCTGCACCGCTAAGTCATAGGTAGATATCTCCTGCTTTGCTATTTTTCTTGACTCAACAACAGTTTTTGTCTGCGCCGAAAACCTAACGCTTTGCTTTTTGCTTGGCGTTTCTGCATCGCAACTGATCACGTCTAAGTTACCTATTTGATAGGTCAGATTAGTAATAAGTATTGGGTAGCTGTTGTTTTTGTGGGATAGATAAGCTACGTCCCCGGCTTCTCTGGATGGATCCGAAGTTGCGGTTACGGAGCATATTCTAAACCTCATACCGACAATCTTTGCGCCGACTGAGTTTGCGATTGTGCCAGCATTTCCTTCTTGTATTAGAGGATTGTCCGATATTTCGATAACATAGCCCTCTGAGCCAAATAGCACGGTCTCACCATAGTCTGATTCGGTTCCCATGGCCTTTACTTTTATGCCTGTGATAATAACATCGTCGGTACCGATTGTAGCCCTTCCTAAGGCATAAATATGATGGTACCTGTCCATGTCTTCGAAAGTACCACCGTCAACAGAATCCCCTGAGTTATAATCCGTAAAATTACCACCATCCACATTGTCCCCTGTTGAGTAGTGAGTTGAGTTGTCGAAGCTACCGCCATCTACGTGGTCCGTAGTTTCGAATGCTCCGATATCGTACCATTTTATCTCAAGTGCCCCGTCTACATTGCATCGTGCAAAATTTCCGCCTAACTGTGCTATCCATGCAACTATTTCACGACATGTGATCGCTTCATCGTCTGGCCTTCTGTTGATAGAGAAGACGCTATTGGTAAAGATCGCACTTGCCAATGATACTCCACAGCGTAAGCACACCGCATTTAATAGTGTAATCGCTGTACACGGGAACGATATGGTCACATCGCTGAACGGCACATCAAACTTTGCCATGTTATCTAGGGCCGTAATAACAATCATTCCGCCTATTGATCTTGGGTCCTCAACAATAAAAACGCCTTTGTTTAATGTTTCTATTGTCTCCGATAGTTGCAGTCCCACTGTGGGGCGAATAACCGCATCTGTAAAGTCGTATTCATTAAATGCTCCGTCAAAGTTGGCGATATTCAAGGTTAGTTCATTAATTGTTGCGGATCCTATATGGAACGAGTTACTTGCGCTGGTCCCGTCTTTTATAGAGATTCCATTCTCCATAATATTGGAATTATCCAAGATTAACTCCGTGTCGTCTTTAAGGGTAATGACCGCACCGCCGTATTGTTTTTTACCACTCTTCCGGATGGCTTCTTTATATTCGTTGCTCACATTTATCATAATCACCGCTCCTCAAAAGTAAGGCTTAAGACAGAATACAATCTGGCACCAACCCTTAAATCTCTAAATGGCGCGCTCCTGCCGGTTGGCTTGAACTCTTTTGTTAAGTATGTATTTGTGCTTGCGTCCGGATAAGTAATGGTCGTATACCGGCTTTGTTTAATTAGTGTCAAGTATGTAGATACCTCTTCCGGTGTAGGATCAAGCCATGCATACTTTAGATTAACTTTGTCAGCTAATACATCTGAATGATCTAGCCCGTCCAATGTGGTTCCGCTCTCCGCCGTCTGGACTTCCTTTGTATCCCAAGAAAAAGAGGTAGGCGTGCGGACATCTACCCCGTTGAATTTATGTGCCATACTCTACCCCTCTCCTAAAATACAGATTGCAATTCGTATCTTCTGTTTTCTTTCAATTTTCCTCTTTTAGCAGAGGCCCAAACCTTATCATCACTGAAGTATATTGTGTTTTCGATTATAGGGGCTTCGGCTTGCGGTTGGTTCATATAAAGAGGTGCAATAGCTCGGCTTATTCCGTCCTCTATCATTCTATTAAGATCTGATAATGGAGCTACTACTTCAGGGCTTGATGCGTCACCTACACCCTTTAGTCCATAAGGAGTATTAAATATTGTGGGCTTATCGAATATTCCGCCTTTAGCATACCAATCAACTCCTATTTTAGGCAGTCCTTCTTCAATCCATTTCAGAGGGTTCATTGAACCGGATATTGAAAAGTGAGGCATCTTTAATTTTGGAAACTCCCACTTGAAGTTTAAAAACCCTTTGATTTTGTCAATTACAATACTTATCGCGGCCTTTGCAGCTTCGAAAGGATTTGCCATTATATCCTTAATCAATCCAAACACACTAGAAACAGTGGTTTTGATTGCGTTAATTTTGTCCGATATAGCCGACTTTATCTTTTCGAATATCTCATTGACTTTATTTCTAAATCCTTCACAATTGTCATAAGCAAGTTTGAAAGCTCCGGCGAACGGGTTTACTATTAGTAATAGTAAGCCCTGCCAGTTATTCTTTACAAAGTCGATAACTTTTTGGAAAAATCCTTTTATTTTTTCGATAGCTCCACCAACAACATCCTGAAGCTTTCCGAATATCTCTCCGGCTTTCTCCTTGATCTTATCCCAGTTCATGTACAAAGCAATTCCGATAGCAATTAAAGCTGCTATCGCCGCCACAACCAATCCTACCGGGTTAGCCATCAATGCAGCGTTAAGTCCAATCTGTACCCCAGTTGCAGTTGTTGTGAAGGCCGTGTAGGCTGCCATTAGTCCATTGACCACTCCAATTATCTGCATTATCACGAAAGCTGCAGCCAATCCACCAAGGACCGGTATTAATATGTTTGAATTTTCGGCTATAAATCCTATTGTGTCAGATATAAATCCAAGTGCGTTTCCTGCAGTTTCTTGTATTGCCGGCATTTTATCAGAGAACCATGTCAGCATATTAGAAAGAGACGGAAGTAGATCGCCAACAATTTTATTCTTTATGCCATCAAAACTCATTTTTACATCGTCCATCTGATCACCAAAACCCTCGGCGGCCTTTACGCTATCCTCAGACATTACAATTCCGAGTTCGTTCGCTTTATTCTTGAGGGCTTCCATCCCGGCTGATCCTTCAGCTAACAACGGTTTAAGCTCTGTGTATGCCTTTCCAAGTAATTGATTACCAATTACATTCTTTTCGGCGCTCTCTGGCATATCTGCAAGTTTAGCCATGATAGCATCAAATGTCTGCTCTGGTGACATCTTCGATAGGTCTGACATGGATAATCCAAGTTTTCCAAATGCATCGCGTGAAGCACCGGATTGTGCAGTTGCATCCACTATGTTTGTGGACAACTTCTTCATTCCTACTTCAAGTTTTTCTACGTCAGCTCCGCTTTGCACGGCTGCGTATCCCCACCGTTGTAAACTTTCTACTCCTATGTCGGTCCTCTGTGATAGTTCAAGCCATTTCCCTGCGGTATCAGATGTACTGTTAGCCAAAGCCAGCATACCACCTATAGCCGCACCCGTTCCGGCAATTACTGCCGCACCGATTGCCGCACCTTTTTTGGCGATATCCTGTAGGCTATTCTTAGTCTTCTGTCCTTTTTCGTCTACGTTTTTTAATGCTGCAAGAGCTTCTTTATCATCAATTAATACAGTACCGAATAGTCTAAACAGTTCCATTGTTATCTCCTTTCACGAAGGATTTTTCTATATCAAGTATGTCGTTCATTATTTCTTCTGTGCTCCTGGTGTCGGCATTAACCTTCTGAGGTTTCATCTCTTCAAAATATTCGTTGAATGTTTTGAAAGTATCGTTGTCCATTTTTTGTCTGTCAACTAGATAAAACCTGAGTATATATTCTTTTGTATCTTCTTCCATTGCTTTCTGAATTAGCTTTAAGGATTTTTTTAACGGCAAATGAAGAACGTATTCTATATTCCCATATCTCTTAAGCAGGAGGTCTTCTACTTCGTCTCGTTTGATACTCCTGCCTGAGATAAAAAATCACTGAACC